TAACTTGGCTATTCAGAATGAGCTGCACCCCAAGCACATTCCTCAGAAAGCGTTTGTTGAAACCTACAAATCTCTTTTTGATAAACGTGTGGAAGCTCAGAAAGCCAAGAACAAAACTGAAGATGCAGGGTTGAAACTTGCTTTGAACGGAGTGTTTGGTAAAACAGGTGAGGTGACCTCAGCTTTCTACGATCGATATTACTTCTATTCAATTACCTTGAATGGTCAGTTGCTTCTTTCAATGTTGGCTGAGCAGTATGTGGACAATGTTCCCGGATTAGAAATGCTTCAGATCAATACAGATGGTGTGACTGTCAGAATTCCTAGAGATAAGATTGAGATTGTCAATCGAATTAATGAGAAGTGGTCTGAAGAAACTAAATTAATTCTTGAATCTGTGGAATATTCTAAGATGGTGATCCGTGATGTGAACAACTATTTGGCTGTCAGCATGGATGGTAAAGTCAAAAAGAAAGGTATCTTTGAAACTGAAAAGCAATTACATAAGGACAATTCATTTTTGATAATTCCAAAAGCTTTAGAAGCTTATTATGTAAACGATATTCCAATTGAACAAACGGTAAAAAGTAACAAACACATATATGATTTTTGTGGCAGATATAAAGCGTATAAAGGGTGGTCAGCGGTATTCAACTACTCGGAAAAAGGTAAAGTTATTCAAGAGAATCACGGCAAAATGCTTCGCTATTTTCCAGTCTCAAAAGGTGGAGGTACATCGCTTAAAGTAAACGTTGACGGAAGAATTCATAATCTTCTAGCCAACCAGAAAACTATGAAGTTTAATCGCTTCTACGAACTGGAAAACTTTGAAGATTACAATATCAATTATGAGTTCTTTGTAACTGAATGTCAAAAGATTATTGACACCGTTGAACCTAAACAATTAAAATTATTCTAATGACACTGCATGATTACACCCACGAATTACTGGATACAATCGTAAAGATTGCAAATATCGATACACTTGTAAAACACAAGCTGATACGAAAGATTCATAAACTAGATGCATATCGCCAATATAAGAATAAATCAATTGTACCTAAGAAACCGGAAAAGCCTTACAGACCAGTTGCAAAAATTGTTTTTCATAAGATCCCTGCTTCTATACAACAAGTTATTATTTTAGCATGTGACAAATATGATATTCAGCTAGAACAATTTTGCAGTAACAGAAGAACTCGAGATACTCTGGAAGCACAGCGATCTGTGATTTACTTTTTACATAGAGATTCTAAATACACCAGTACAAAAGTAGCAATGTGGTTTATGAAAGACCACAGTACAATTTTGCACGCATGTAAAACTCACGAAGATTACTTAGATACCAACCGATTGTATGCTTCAGTGTACAAGAATTTCAGAGAAGAAGCTCTAAAAATTATTTCTCAAGTCTGACTTCAACCCATACCTTTGTAGCTCTGCCATTTATCATTTGAATTACAGGGATCTTCTTGGCCACTAACTCTGGCCCACGATCCCTTTTATTCTTCTCCAGAATTTGTTTGTGCTGAATTTCGCACGAAACCATGGAGTCCAAGATATCGGTGTTGTCTACTAGGTAGTTCTTTGCCTCTTCAATAATCTCAAGGAAATATATTTCATTCCAGAATTTTCTCAGGTAATCTATAATGTAAGCATTACCTCTCTCACCAGTTGCATCGCTTTTGTACCATCCATATGTACGGTCTCCTGCGTTGAATGCTTTACCCAACAGAGTTGGTCTATAAGCCAATAAATCTTGACGATTGTGTTGCTTGTATTGATCGAGGATTACACCGCCTCGGTTTACTTCGACATTGACCTTTGCTTTACCGTAGTAATCCTGCAATAGGATTGTATTGTGCATGATAATATCTGGGTCAAGTGCTCTCTCTTTATAGATTGCAACGTAGCGATCAGTTTCTAAATCTTTGATTGACGTGCAATTATCTGAACCATCGTTCAGTTTACTAGACACAAATGGAATCGGGTCCATTCCTGCTATGTACTTATGGTCAGGGTTAAAACGCTCCAGCATTAGAATCTTTCCGTTCTTACTTGGACGCACTTCAATCTTACCGTCTAACCCTCTAACTAAATCACATCGTTCAATTGGTGCAGGATTTGCCATCAAGATTCTTTCTCGCTCGGTGAGTTTACTCATTACGTCCTGAGGAAGCGATCCCTTTGCATTGGAAGTAAATACTTCCTGAATTGTAAGGGGATACTGTTTAATGAATGACTCCAGATAACGTTTGTCTTCTAACTTATCTAAGTTGTCTCTGGTCTTCATGATCCACTCAGTCGCAGCTACTTCATCACTGTGACCATTGGGACAGAAGTTTAACACCTTTCCAGTTTCTCTACCTCGTTCATCTAGTTCTGGTGCTTTCTGAATCCCCATCCAACCGGGTAGAAACACGGTCAGCATCTTGATTACATCAGCGTTCTTCCATAACTCCGCACCTTTCTTCTGACCTTCAACAGAAGATTCACCTGCACTTCCTCCCATGACAATAGGGGCAACCTTGATAAAACCATCTTTGGTAGATGCTTGAGCTGAACGATAAACCTTGTCAGCGTATGGGTGCAAGAAGAACTCATCTAGGAATACATGCATTGCACGGAATGCTTCCAGAGAAGTTGGTTGTTCAACTGTATCACGTGTAACAATCTTGGAATCTAGACCGCTGATTTCCCCAGTCGCTTTATCCAAACGACCCATGTGCAAGTAACCAGTCTGTCTTGTTGAGATAATACCCGGACGATAGTAAGCATCAATGCCGTCAAAGACAACACGGAGTTTGTCCTTGTACATTTCTTCTAGACGAGTTTTATCTGCTGAGGTCAATAGTGAAGTAGAACCGGGATTTGTAAATGCAATCCAGATTGGAATCACCCCACCAAATGTCAAAGACAAACCTGCTTCTCGACGTTTGGTAACCATCAGATCCCAGAAAGTATTTCTTGCTTCTTGATATGATCCGTAGATCAGTTCATCCAAGTCTCTCCATACAGGACGGATACGTAGACCGCTTGCTGTCTTGATCGTAGCTTGTGTAAGCATGAAGTAGTGAGCAGGAGATAAACCAAATCGACCTTCAATCCAATGGTCACGTTCTTTACCCCACCATAAATTTTTTTCTTTAGGCGTGGCGTTTTCGGACAGACCGTATTTGCTCCACCATTTGTCATATACAAACTTGGAAGCTTGTGGTTTTGATTTTACTATTTCCATACTTACTTCTTCTTGGGAGGTGTCATCCTATCTGCCAAAGGAGTATCATCATCTTCTTCGTCTGCAGTAGCTGTGCTGGTTACAGGATACGCTTCCAACAAGGCGAGCTTTAAACTCTTGTTGATTTTATCTCCAGCTTGAAGTAACTGGAATAATGCTTTGAAATAAGGGTCATCTAGGTCGATGGTTTTTGATTTTACACCATCCATTAACTGCTTAGAAGCAGAAACTAACGTAGCATAAAAGTCTTTTGCAGGGTCAAACATCTGAGCTTGCAGTCTTTCGATAGCTTCGCTTTCAGAAATGTTTTCATCTTTTAGGAACTTCTTGAGTTTCTCCATGTTTCAAATCTTTTAGGATTCGCTTCTGTTGTTCTATTTCCTTCTGAACCTTATTTGCTTCAATCGGATTATTTTGACTGGCATAATATTCATGCCAAGAAATTAACTCTTCGAGTTTCTTAAACGCTAACTCAAGTTCCTTTTTGCTCATTGTGTTGAATCATTTTTTCGAGGTACCAGCGTGCTTTTTTCAAATCCTCTAAGCCATTCTTGTATTCGCACCTCCAAATATACTTAATAATATTTGCAGTGCAAACAGCATCTAGTCCATTTTTATGGACGGTTGCTGCCTCGATAGCATCTATGCATTCAACTTTACCCTGAGTGTAGTGACTCGGGTGATTTACTTTGTCGGTCATCTTTTCCTGATCAGTAGCCCTGCCGTCAAACCCACTACCAAAATAATCCAACATATATTCCATTTTATTTTTTCAATTGTTACAACTTTACCGGGAACTTTTACTTCAAATGGAACTGTATCCCTCACTATAATTTCTTTTGGTTTTACCCTGAGGTAAATCTTATCGCCTTTCTTGTAAACAATTACCTCTTTGGTTTCGTAAGTGGTGTCATGTTTGAATATAAAAGAGTCTCTGTATTCTGGAACCCGAACTTTAATTTCTTTGATGATAGTATCGTGAACGATAACTGTATCAATCTCTACCAGATGCGGATGCTTCTTAACCAAACGCTTGTAGCGTGCTTCAGCAGAACAGCCTGCAAGCATCGCCATTAAAATGAACCCTAAAATTAATGTTAATAAAAGGATTGCGGACAATCTTAATTTACTCATTTTCATCTACAAATATATCGACAATGTTGTTTTTTCTCAAGTAGTGAAAAGTTGCCATTAGTTGTTCTCTTGTTTGACAGGTGTCGCAACCGCAGAATGCCCCATACGGTTCAAATAAATTTCCCTCTTCGTCTACAAATGAGTCGCTGTCATCTTGTTCAAGAGATTCAAAGCAGTTGTCCATGTGAATAGCTACGTGTCGTTGTAATCCTTCAGCTTGTTCCGGTGTTATTGAGATTTCTATCATGATCTCGAAAATAGTATTTATTTCTTACGCTTTTTAACAAGCCACTCTATAATTATCCACAAACCAAATATCCAAAAGAAATAAAAAGCTAGGAATAATAGAGCCTCCACTACTTCCGAAACTTAGCAACCTTCTTAGCAATACTCTTTGGTTGAGCCACAAACTGTTTTCCTTTTGCGTTACCTTGTGCTTTTGCTTTATTCGTTGCTGCTTTTTCTCCGGGCGATAATGATTTCCATGCAGAGTCTGGTAAGTATCTTTTCTTACCTTTTGAAGGAGAGCCATCAGACGTTCTCCATTTTTGATCTGACCACTTTTTAAGAGAGTTGTCTGAACTCTTGGGGCCTACGTAACTACCCCCTGATTTTTTGTAGCGTTGTGTAGCAATCTGAGCTTTACGAGCCGACCACTCCCCGGGATCACCGCCTTTACTACCAGCTTTTACACTGGCAACAATGGCTTTCCATTTCCGGGGATTGGTCTTTTTGGCTGTGCTCATTACTTAGTATATTTTCCCATTGGGGATTTTTTGCTGACAGCTTTGCCAACTACACCTCCAACAGGTTTACGAGTTACATTTGCAACAGCTTTACGAGTTTCTGAAACTTTTTTTATCTTTTCAGGCATTGGTTTATCAGCTAGTTTGCCAATTGCTTTGCCAATCACACCGCCAACAGCACGTCTAACCATAGACTTTTCCGTTCCTTTGGGCATGGTTTCTTTCATCTTGCTGGCTTTAGACATCATCTTATTGCCAACTTTTTTTCCAAGTATCATATTCAAATATAATTATTTTTTCTTTTTAACAGCTTTAACAGCCTGAGCAACCCCTGTTGCTGCCATTGCTGCTCCCAACGTGGCTGCGTATGCCTTTTCTGCTACGCCTGCTCTATTTGCTCTTCTCATTTCAAGCGTTTTAGGAGTAAACTTTCCAGACTTTCTAGCTGCTTTTAGGGTTGCTTTATCTTCAAAGTTTTTTTGAGCAGTCTTTGCAGCTGTTGCCCCTGCGTTTTTTACATTAGCTACACGAGCAGACTTACGCTTTTGAATTTCGCCAGCCTTTACCTCTTTCATTTTTGACCTAGCACTTAACACGCTAGCTTTTTTTTCATTGCCTCTTGCTGAAACCACCTCAGATTTTGCAGCTAACTTTTTTGCTCTTGAGCTAACTCTCGAAGTAGCTTTATCAAGTCTATTTGTAATTCTGCCAACTTTCTTTTCAGTTTTCTTTTCAATACGCTTTGCTGCAGGAGCTTTAAATTTTGTTTTAGATGTTTCTATTGGTTCTGGAGCATACATCTCATTGCTTTTAGTTTCAAGTCCTTTGCCTTTTAAGTTCTGAAACTTATCTGTTGGTTTTTTTGGTTTTTTCATATAACAAATATAATTATTTACCTTGACCTCTGTATGCTTTTTTGTAGTTTTTAGAGGTTTTGGTTTTGCTTGTTTTTGTTTTAGCGTGAACCCCGGGTCTAGAAACCTTAGGTTTAGCTTTCCATGAACTGGACGTAGTAGTTTTTACCTTAGCCATTATTTCATTTTTGGTTTAGGTTTAGGTTTGGGCTTCGCCTTTGACATTCCTGCCTCAGGACCCATGACAATGCTTTGCAACTTACTCATGGATTTTTTTACCTCACCCATTAGCTTTTTATCACCACGGATAGTTTCTGCTCTTTGAAGAGTACGAACAGCATCTTCAATTTCCCATTGTCTCTCCATCGGAGACTTTCTAGGAACACTTAATTTCTTAGCCATTGTTTTTATTTTTACGTTCTTCTTTTTTTGCCTTGCGATAGTTTTTCATTGCTTCTCTTCGAGCTGGGCCTTTTTTCCAAGAGCCTGCTGCAAATTTCTCTGCTCTTCGCTTGCTCTTAAAACCTATGACTTCGCCTCGTTTCATAGCTTCATTGTAAGCTGTATTACCTTGACCACCTAAATCT